ATCATCAAGATACTATGGTAATCCGAGGCCGTTTTGGAGTACAACGGTACGGGCCTATTTGGGACCAAAACAGCTTAAGGAACAAATCAATATGAATAAAGAATGTGTTGTTTGTAACATTATTTTTAACGATAAAACTAAAAACAAGAGTAAAAGATATTGTTCAGAGAAGTGTCGAACAAAAAATAAATACAATACAACCGGTTATATAAGCAAAGATTCTGATGGTAAACGTAAACAATATTTAAACCAGAAAGATTATTATTACAAAAAGACATACAATATAACGTTAAATGATTATAATGAAATGTTTGCAAATCAAGGTGGTTGTTGTGCTATATGTAAAGTACATCAAGCAGATTTAAATAAAGGTTTAGCTGTAGATCATTGTCATAAAACTGGCGCTGTAAGAAAACTTCTTTGTCACCATTGCAATACGGCTTTAGGTAACTTTAGAGATAACAAAGATTATTTACAGAAAGCTATTGATTATTTAGCGGAGCATGAATGAAACACTTAACTACAAAAGAAATCCCTGCTGGGGGCGTGGATCAAAGGTTCCAAGCTCCCGATAATACAGCAGGTGAAATCGTAAATATGAGGTTAGATTCCTCTGGCTTCGGTTGGGTATCAGATCGCGGCTTTGAGCCATTTATTGATGACAACACCAGATCTACAAGTTTAGCCGCTCCATCAGATTATTCTGATTTGTTTGTTTGGGATAGGCATAGAGGCGCAGAGCTTTATGTTATCTGTAAGAAAGGAACTGAACTTTTTTACGAGGTAGCTAACAACAGTGGCTTATCTTCACCACTTTGGAAACCTCAGCACACAATAGCGTTTAATAGAACTCCATCAAAGCCAGATGACGTAGGCGAACAATACGTTCCTTTCGGTAGATTCTGTTTGATATTAAACGGCAAAGATCCAATGCTTAAGTTCTGGGGAAGGGATAGAACAGAACCATTTGGTTTCGTTCAGGCTACACCAACACCAGAGGTATTGGGACCAGATCCAGAATACTTCAAAGGAACTTGCGAGGGAAGTCCTCCAACCGTTTCTACATTCCCATATAACGCTAACGATACAATCGGCGGTCTATCATTTGGACCAGGATCAGGAACCGGTCTTGGAGACAAAGAAGATGGAAAGGGATCTACCTACAGATATAAAATAAGTTTTATAACCGACACAGGTTCTGAAAGTCCCCTATCTTCATATCAAGAAGTAGGTTGGACAAACGTAAACGATGGATTAACATACGCAGTATTTTTCCAGAATCTTCCTATGGGGCCTCCCGGTACAGTCGCAAGACGTATATATCGAACAAAGAATATGGGATCCCTACGAGGAGATCTTGTAAACGATGTGTTTTTCTTTGTAGACCAGATAGATGATAACGTATCTAGAAACTATTATGATGTTAAGCCTGATCAGCTTCTTGTTGTTGAAGCACCAGATTCTGCCGCATCCGTTGTAATAACCAACTCTTTAAAATACGGTGCATCTTGGGACGGAAGAATGTGGCTAGGCGGTGGACAAGGAACCGAAACAAAGATCATATATTCTGAAAGAGGATTGCCAGAACAGTTTGGAGCTTTTAATACATTTGATGTAGGTAACAAACGAGGCGGTTCCATAACCGCCCTCATTCCTTATTATGACAACTTGATTATATTTAGAGAACTTGCAATAGAGGTTATAAGACCAGCAGGTAACGGCACATACGTTTGCACAACGTTATCTTCAAATATAGGCACAACAGCTTCAAATGCAATAACCAACGTACAAGGTAAAGGATTGTTCTTTCTTTCCTACGATGGTATTTACGCATTTTCCGGAGGTACCATCGGTGGCTCTCAAGTTTCTGTTGTTAGAATATCTAACACAATAAATAGAGAGATATCAAGAATATCTAAGACTGCCCTAGCTAAAGCATCTGCTTCGTACTCTGATAAAGAAAAAGAGTGGTGGTGTTTATATCCTGTAGATGGCGAAACCATAACAACAAGATCTGTGGTATATCATACAATAAATGATTCTTGGTCATTTAGAAACTCATTTGAAGATGCGGACCTGATGGTTTACAATAGCATAGCTACACTACCAACAGGATGGTTTATCTTAGCTCCGCGAATCAAAACGACCATCAATACACCTATTGTCGGTCAGAATACCTCAACTCCAAATGGTCTTCAGATTTGGTCCGCAAGAAAATCAGCAGGAAGTAATGTTGTTTGGCAGAATATTCAAGGTACTAACACGATTATAAGCACGCCAACGAGAGGAGCTATCATGGCTCAATGGCAATCTGCTTGGTTTGACTTTGGGGATGACACACCAAATAAACGTATTCTTGCCGTAGAAGTTGAAGTTTTAACAATGGGTCACAATGAAGTAGAGCTGCTTTCTGCTGTAGAATATAGATCTGATGATGTATCTTCTGGAAGCAGACCAACAGCCTTTGCTCCACTGTACGGAACCGTGTCCGAAGATTCCTTATTTGCACCAGCAACCGGACCATTTGATAAATCCGTAGCTGTACTTGGAACTTCTAAATGGGGAGAAGCTAGATCCTGCAAAGTTCGATGGGACGTAAATACCGGACTTGTTGGCTGGTATAGATTTACTCTTAAATCCAGAGCCACTTTCCAAATCGTTTCATTCCAAATACATTATTCTCCAAGCGACAACCCAACTATAAACATCAAAGCTGGCGAAAGGAAAGTGATTTAATGCCAAAGACTTATACGACAGAACCATTTGAAGCCAAAGACTTTACTGATTCAGAGGCTTTTAACTCAGAATCTTCAAATATTTTGTCAACATTTAACGGCGTTCTTGACGCTGCTCAGCTTCCTTATGAAACACTGGAGCGCGAAAACTTCGTAGCAAATACCAGGATTTCTGTTGATTCTAAACCAGATGGTTCCTTAACATCTGGCATTGGAATCATTATGTCAACACAAGCTATATACAAATCCGCTTCTGACTTAGATGAGTTTAGTTGGGACAGACTAGCACCGTCTGGTGCGGGACCAGTAGCAGTCTTGGGTCCACCAACAGATTCTTACAAGTCAAATGCTGGCTCTTGGGCTACAGGTATTAACTCGTTTAATGGAACACCTACAGGAACATTCTTAAGATTTGTAACAAAGGAAGGGATGATCCGAGGCGACGCACAGATAGACGTTGAGTACTTTTTCGTTAGTTCATCCGCAACAGGTTTTAGTGCAAACTTTGGTGCTGGATGGAGATGGCAGATTTATGTATTTGCAAACGATCAAATGATTGCTACAACCGGACCTCAACCAGCAGGAAGAAGAAGAACCATTTCTTTGCCATTCTCTTTACCAGTATCATCAACAGATGCTATCGAAATAGATGTGAGGTGGTCGGCAACATTTGATGGTTCAGGGCTAAGTCCTGCCGGTATCAAAGAAGTTGACGAAGCAACGATAAGATTTTACAACGCCCAACTTTGGGTGAGAAACCAGTATCGCTAGGAGCAAGCAATGTCAACAGCTAAGTTTACTTATCAAGGTGTTAGATCTACAATAACCGCTGCTGGCGTTAACTCGCCATTTGAGCAGTTAGCAGATGCTACAGACGGTACTTTAGGTAGAATAGATCCATCGAATGTGAGAGGTGAAGCTTTCAACAGAAACCATATTAAAGCGACTGGTGCTCCAAATCTTTCTGATGATGAGCTAGAATCTCCAGAAGTATTATATGGAAATGATGCTGCATTTACAGGTGTTTGGACAGATATATGGGTTCAACCTGTAGCTTTTACGGTTGCCCAAAATGAAGTTTTGCGAGTTCACTTTAATCCACTAGTCACGGTAACAGATCGAACAGGAACAGCATCGGTTGTTGTTCGTGCAAACTCAGCATTTTATTTGCAAGCTTATGTAACAATCAATGGCGTTGATGCTCCAATCGGACTTCCATTTGGTTATAACTCAATATGCGCTGGTGATGGTAACACTGGTACATCTGACAACAAAACTCTTTTTTATGAGCGACTTCCGTTTTCAGCGATTTGGATGCCAAATATATCCACAGCAATAACAAACATTAAGATTAAAATCTATTTTGATGATGGTGCCGACTTTGCTGTTTCAATGAAGTTTAGATACGGGCT